GTTTTACCCTCACGGTTTAGCAAACCGCTGCATTAACCACTCTGCCAATCTTCCATAAAGAGGGTAGTCATCCCCCTACCTTTATTCTCCTTATCGGAATACTTGTCTTTATGGATTGACTAGATCCTAAAACTTTCTTCCTCAGATGGACTAAGGTTCACCATAGTGGAACCGACAAGATTTGAACTTGTGACCGCTCGGTTATCAGCCGAGTGCTCTACCACTGAGCTACGGTTCCAAATCGGAATGACAGGATTCGAACCTGCGACATCTCGCTCCCAAAGCGAGTGCTCTACCAAACTGAGCTACATTCCGTAGTAGTCCTAACGGGATTTGAACCCGTGTCTTCACTGTGAAAGAGTGATGTCCTCACCACTAGACGATAGGACCACGACGACTCTAACGGGATTTGAACCCGTGATACTACCGTGACAGGGTAGCGTGATAACCACTTCACTATAGAGTCAAGGTGGGAGGAGCAGGATTCGAACCTGCGAAGGCAGAGCCGTCTGATTTACAGTCAGATTCCTTTAGCCACTCGGAAATCCTCCCACGATGGGTTTGGTGGGACTCGAACCCACGATACGCTGGTTAAAAGCCAGATGCATTTGCCGCTATGCTACAAACCCATTAAATAAGTCCAAAATATTGATGCCTTTTTCTGTTCCCATTACCTTTATTGAGTGCTTTATAGTTCTCAGTTAAGGCGTGGCAGTTAGGACATAATACCCGCAAGTTTTCTTCTGTGTTATTAGAACAATCTCCATCTATATGGTCAATCTCTAATGGAGATTTTCCAGTAGAAGGATTTATTTTATTCCATCCACAGGAAGAGCATTGATGATTATTTTTTTCCAAAAGATATTCTCTAACACCAGATTTAAGTCTGAACCCAGCCTTAACTCCCGTATTAGGGTCTTTTTTCCAATCATCAATAACTTTTTTCTGCTGATACTTTTGCTGGCATTTATTTGAGCAATACTTACCAGTCTTTTGCGATGGACTGAAAGAAAACTCAACACCACAAGTTAAGCAGTTGGACTTCATTTTAGTTAGGTTAGAGTAGTTGTTATTATTTATTCTACTCTAACTTTACCAAAATGTAAAGTTATAATGTGGTAAATATTCAGTTTTCAATGTTCGGGGTGTGGTCTCTCAACCACTTGTATAGAATACCACCATTTGAACTCTGAGGGGAGGTTGGTGGACACTTAGGAAACTGTCACAAGCAACAAAAAAGGGGAGGAAACTTTTGGTTTCTCTCCCCTTCTTATTTGCTTTTATGAATTAAACATCTTACATATGTCTATCCATATCCGCAAACAGGGGAGCACCCTCAATATGCCAATAGCGGCAATCAAGGTTACTAATCTGTTTGGTGGGCATTGGATAAGACATTGTTTTCGACCTAAGTGTTTTATTTATAAGACTTTTTTATAAAAAAGTCAAGTGGAGAATAGGAGACTCGAACTCCTGACACCCGCCTTGCAAAGGCGATGCTCTACCAACTGAGCTAATTCCCCTGGCGTCTCGGACAGGACTCGAACCTGTGACCAACTGCTTAGAAGGCAGATGCTCTATCCAACTGAGCTACCGAGACATAAAACAATCATATCAGTTAAAGATTTGATTGTCAAGTGCTCCTTGCGTGGATCGAACACGCCTCAGGCGAATTATGAGTTCGCTGCATTCACCAGATTGCTAAAGGAGCGATAAGGTTTCTTGATTACCTAGTAATCATACCCCAAAAAGATTGGGCTGTCTAGGGACCAGGTCCAGTTTTAAGAGTGTCCCCAGATTTGAATAGTATATCTCATTTCTGGACTTAATGGTGAAAGTGGAGTCACCATATGTAAAGTTTCATCATTATTTAACACCATAGTACCAAACTCGGGAACAACCACTTTCCAATTATTATGATCGGTCATATATTCTTCTTCAGATTCTTCCCAATCAATTTTTTTATTATAATACAGGAAAATTCCTCCCCAGTCAACATCCCAATACTCATTGAGATAAATTGTAGCAGCAAAACTGTATCCTGGATCTGTATGCTTTGAAATGCCAGAATAAGGCTGCCAAATATAAAACATTGTTGAAATATTAGAAGCAGTTGGTGGTAAATAACTACCAACTTGTTTCAAAATCATATCTTTTGTTTCATCACTAGTTGATGTTACAATACAAGAACCAGATATTGATTCCCTAATACCTTCAGACCAAAAAAGAGTGCTAGATTGCCATATTGAAGTTTTCTGTAATTCTTTAATTTGCCTTAAAAGATAAAAAGAAAAATCTTCTGGAAGAGCATTTTTAATAACTTTCATTATCAAATAACATCAATTTCTTGATCTCCAAATCCTTTATCTTCCATTGAAAGATATTCAAGTTCTCCATCACCTTCCTTAACATCAATCCATTCGGAAAACTCTTCAGCAATCGCAACTGCATTAAGATAAGATTCCATACAATCAACATCAGTAAGATGATCAATTCTATCAATACACCAATCTCGAACTTGTACAACTGGTTCAATCTGAGTTTCCATAATAATCTTTTCGGAAGTATCTGCTGAGGATGTTGCTATTGTAGTATGCGGGTTCTCCGTTGTCAAGGGATTCGATGAGGACATTGTTGACGAAGAGTCTTCGAGTCTCTTCGAAGTTTGTTTTGCCTTTTGTTTTATGTAATGATAGGATAGTTCGACTAAAATTTTGTCTGCCAATTTTGTCAATATCCTCTTTAAGTTCCGGGCAAGACCCATAGTAATCCTTCCAATTTGATTCTGATTTTACTTTGCGTTTTTTACCTTTTGGGGTTCTAAACTGCCAAAAATATTTTCTACCAATGTATTTTCGTTGGTTTGACTTATTGGCAATGAGATAAACAAACCCAAAGTAGTCGCCAATATCAGCACTGGTAAAAGGAACTCCATTATAGAGCCAAGGATTTTCATAGTCAATACCTATACTCATCAATTATATCTAAGACTTCATTTAGGTATTTATGGGCAAGTTGCTTGGAGTCCCAACCTGGTTGGTCCTTATACAATCTATCTTTTAATTTTAGCACACGAACTTTCAGTTCGTCTTTAGTGAGTTGATTTTTTGGCACAATAAAAAAGAGGAGAATTACCTCCTCTATCTATGAGTATTATTCAATAGAACCTAACCATTCTTCACAATAGTTATAATCACCAAACATAAATTCATCACACTCTGCTGCTTGTCTGTATGCGTTCAGAATTTCCTCTTCACACCATTCATCATAATTGGAATCCTGAGAAAGTATCTTTGGTAACATCTTGTTTAATTCCGCCAACTACATAACTTTCAACTTCCGTTTCCTGGGGTGCCACCTGGAGACCTTTAGAGGAAATCCAGTGCTGTGTCCAAGGAAGTGGATTATTGTTTGCTGAAATATCGTATTGGGGCTTTAACCCAATTGCTTTTAATCTTCTATTTGCTATCCATTCTACGTATTGTTGAAGAAGTTTATCGTTGAGTCCAATCATACTACCATCTTTGAACAGATAATCTGCCCATCTCTTTTCTTCATTTACAGCACGATCAAACATAGCATATGTCCACTCTTCCTCCTCTTTCATAATCTGCTTCATTTCTGGATCATCACCATCACGCCATTTGTTCAGAATGTTCTGAGTAATGGCTAGATGTTGATTTTCGTCTCTTGCGATAAGAGAGATGATCTTAGCGGATCCTTCCATAAGCTTAAGTTCACCGAATGCGAAACTACAAGCAAAACTAACGTAGAACCTAATACCTTCAAGAATGTTAACGTTGGCGACTGCTCTATAGAGTTTTCTCTTAACATCGTTGATTGTTTCTTTTGCGTATGTAACTCCTTCAAGATTGTGCAACCAGGCATCTGATGCACCATAAGATTGTGCTGACTGAATAAAGTCATCATACGATTCGGTCACACTTTTGGCACGTTCAAGAATGCGATTATCGGTGATGATAGTGTCAAACACCTCAGAAGGATCTGAGTACACATTTTTGATAATATAAGTATAGGAACGACTATGGATCATCTCCATAAATCCCCACACTTCCATACATGCCTCAAGTTCTGGTAAAGAACAATAAGGAATAAATGCCATTCCAGGTCCACGTCCCTGAACAGAGTCAAGCATAATCTGATACTTCAAATTAGAAGTATAGATGTGCTTTTGTTCTGGACGAAGTGTTTGATAATCTCCACGGTCCTTCTGAAGAGATACCTCTTCGGGTCTCCAGAAGTATCCTAATTGTTGAGTAGTCAGTTTATCGAATACAGGATATTTGTATGAATCATATCTTTGAATCCCTAAAGGTTTACCAAAAAACATTGGTTGTTTTTTGGTGTTCACTTGCTCAGTATTAAAAACTGTCATTCCTTTAATATGTGTTTGTTCCTCTGTTGAAGAAATTTTAAACTGCACAGGATTCACACTCTCCCTCCTCTACTGAACTTAACTCATTAATTAGATTTTCCAATTCGGATTTCTTATCTTCCATCACCTCATCGGTTTTAATGTCGTATGTATTTTGATAGTAAGAAGTTTTCCATCCGTACTTGTATGTAGTCAAAAAGTCATTTGCCATTACAGACACTGGAACTTCGTTGTCTGGATAGTTTTCTGGATTATAACTCCAATTACCGCTGATTGCCTGGTCAAAGAATTTTTGCATCATGGCAACAATTTTAATATATCCCTCATTACTCTTCATATCCCAAAGGAGAGTATAATTATTCTTCAACGTAGCATATTGCGGAACAATTTGCTTAAGAGGTCCCTTTTTCGATTTCTTAATGGACAAGAATCCACGAGGTGGTTCGATTCCATTTGTTGCGTTTGACACAACGGAACTGCTCTCTGAAGGCATTTGTGCGGACAGTGTTGAGTGCCTGAGACCATGTTCCAAGATAGATGCCCTAAGAGTTTCCCAATCATGTTGCAATGGAATAGAAGAAATTTCGTCTACATCTTTCTTGTAAGTATCAATTGGAAGAATTCCATCAGCATACTTAGTGCGACCAAAGTATTCGCAATATCCTTTCTCTTTAGCAAGTTGATTAGATGCTTTTAAGAGATAATACTGGAAGGACTCAGACAACCCATGTACAGCATCCCACGCCTCTTGAGAACTATAATTATAACCAAGTTTAGCAAGATAGTGTGCAAGTCCAATAAAACCAATTCCAAGGGACCTACGTGCCTTTGTAGCAACTTCTGCGGCAATTACAGGATACTTCTGATAGTCAATCAATTCATCCAAACCACGAACTGAAAGGTCACAAAGTTCCTCAAGTTCTTCATCCGACTTCACCTTACCTACATTAATGGCAGAAAGAATACATAGAGCAATTTCTCCAGTAGTATCATCAATGTGCTGAATTGGATAAGTAGGAAGAGTAATTTCTTGACAAAGATTACTCATCTCAACTTTATCCTTAAAGGATGAGTGAGAGTTGCAATGGTCAATATTCATGATATAGATACGGCCCGTTTCAGCACGTTCCTTTAGAAGGGAAAGAATGAGTTCTTGAGCTTTGATAGTTTTTCTTGGAACAGAGTCATTTCGTTCATAATCCACATAGAGGTCATCAAATCCATCAGTACCAAAAGCATCATACAAACCAGGAACGTCGTGTGGAGAAAAGAGTGAAATCTCTTCGTTTTTAATGAATCGTTCATAGAAGAGTTTGCTGATTTGAATAGAGTAATCTAACTTACGAACACGATTATCTTCTGTGCCTTTGTTGTTCTTTAGGACAAGGATATCTTCTATTTCTTGGTGCCAGATTGGGAAGTGGACCGTCGCGGATCCACCTCGTATGCCATTTTGCGTGCAACATCTGACAGTTGCTTCAA